GCTCTGTATAATAGAGCCATCAATCATTGATTTGTAAGGAGTAATATCGCCCATAATCATAGGGGCGTGAACTTCGTCATTGGCTTTGTGTTTTTCAACCAATTCGCCATTACGTATAACGTAAGTTGTTCTCATAGTAGCAAAATTTCCTCGTCATCTGATTCGATGTGGTCGTCCCAAATTAACTGCATTTTGTCCAAATTAGACATCATTTTCTGAATGTCTGTCAATGTGACATTTTGCTTGGTTGCGATTGTAGCAAATGTTTCAACGTACGGGGCTATTATTTCTTTGGGTATCTTGCCTTCAACAATGCGCTCATATGCCGCAATAATCTCATCTCTGCGTTTTTTGTTCTTCTCTTGCTCAAGTTTAAGCTGTTTTTTGAGCTTGTCAGGGCCAGGGTCATGCGTGTCATCAATGTAAATAATGGGTATAACGGCTGTTACATTGCCAACCGCGCCTATAGCTTGAACACCCGTTAATTGGATTGTTTTGTTTGTGGTAAACGAACCAACAGCGCCTGTTGCAGACACACCACTTAAGGCAACAATTATTGATTCAGCTTCATTACCCGCTAAACCTATTGCCTGAACACCCGTTAGCCCAATGGTTACATTGTTAGAAAATGCACCAACTGCGCCTGTAGCACTTACGCCAGTTAATTCGGCGCTAACGGCGACACTTGGACTGCCAACGCCGCCCGCAGCCTGATTGCCCGTTAATGGGAGACTATCCCATTCGGCATCATCCCAAGTACCAGTTCCCCACGGCCCTTGTGCCATTATGCAAGGCGCAGTAAGCCTGTGGTCGCATCATTGGTTGGCATGGACAAGGTGAATGTTCCTGCCGTTACTGTTTGCGAACCAAAGTTGTGAACGCTGACCGCTTTGTTACTTGATGTTGAGTTATAAATCAGAACCGCATCAAATGCCGTTGTAACCGTCAAAGAAGTCCATGTAAAACTAGCTGATGGTGTCCAATATGCCGTTGTGCCGCTTGTTGCGGGGGCATTTGCATTGGTAACTGTCACGCCACCCGCTGTGTATCCCGTGCCTGATGTATTCGTAACTTCATTGGTTGCCGAATAAGCAGTGGTTGCCGCACCTAATGATCCAGTTGCAAAGTACAAAGCCGCTTTGAAGGTGTTGCCTGTGCTTGGTGTGAAGTTGTGCGTTCCTGTAAGCAATTCGCCCTTAAAACTTGTACACATTGCCGTTGTATTTGCCATTTTGTTTCCTTAGAAAGATGATGCAGCGCCATTAGCAACGGCTGCCTGTTTAAGTTTTACATGAACAGAACGATGGACTAACTCACCCTCTAACCAATATTCCACCCACTCAATTGTCTCGGTGTCGGTGTCGGATTGACCTTCTCGCTTTTCAAGCAAAGATTCGTCCATTTCACCTTTGGTCGTTTGAATCATTTGATTACCTCCATTCCTACGGCTTTACCATCAGGCCCACGCACAATTCGCTTCGGAGCCGAAATCATATCAGCCACGTTTTTCATGACTTGGGTGTTGTCATTTTGGTTTTTAAGCATTTCTTGCATTGTGCCAACGTTAAGATTATGGCTGTTCATCACTTGTTGGTGAGAGTTATTCACCGTGTTCATCATTGCCTCAATCATGCCTCTCAAGTCTTGATTTAGGGTTGCGTGCATTTGTTGCTGCGCATCCATATCCTCGGGCAACAAAGACGCTGAATGGCTGATTTGGGCAACACGAATCTTGGTGTTGGCATCCAACTCAGCCTTGAAACGCTCCATTTGTTGCTCACGCTCAAGTTTTGCACTCTCAAGCTGAGCACTAAACTGAAGTTGTTGCGCCTCGGCTTGCAGTTTGGCTTGTTGCAGTTGGGCATCAAACTGAGCTTTAGCTTGAGCAACTTGCATATCTGCCTGTACCCGCATTTGCTCCAACTGTTGTTGAGCTTGCATCTTTGCCATTTCAGGATCAGGTTTAGGCGGTTGTGGTTGCGCCATCTTCACCTTAATTTGGTCAAGCGCTTGGTCAATAACGCTTTCAAGTTCTTGAGATGACTTAAACGCACTGATACCAAACTTCATTATTTCCATCAAAACAGGCGTCATCTCTGGGCTTGCTTGTGCAACTGGCATGGCTTGTTGTAAGAAGCCAGCAAATGCGCCAATAAACTCAGTGCGCTCACGCTTTATAGCGGCTTCATCTAGTTGAACCAAGCTATCAGCCGCCACTTCAATTCGAAAGTTACGCAAAGGCTTGTCTTTTAGCAATTGCAGAGCCTGCGGGATCATTTGCTGATCGACGGGTTGCATCTGACTTGCCGCCGCATACTGCAAAATTGTTTGCGGCTGAAATTTGGTGCAAATAATCTGCGCTTTGAGCCTAATCAGATCAGAGGCAAATAAAGCCACCTCCTCTTGCATAGAGCGCAATCTAAGGCTTGCAAACTGCCCTTTGATCTGTTGGGCGGTAGCTGTTTCACTTGCTACTGATGCACCTCGCAAAATATCGGACAAACCTGTGATTTCATAGATTTGTTGCTTGATTTCTTGTCTTGCTCGGTAGCATTGAAGCAAAGCATTTGCCAAAGTGTCCAAAGGCAAGAGGTCAATCGAACCTTTCAAGCCGCCCTTTTCACTGAACGCCATCCATTTATCGACAGGAATCAGGGAGTTGTTGTCGCCCTCTGTCAATAATCGTTGCAATGCGGGGACACTTGAATCGTAAACGCCCCTAACACGTAAAGATTTAACCAAACCGTCGATTCGGTCACTTAAGATATCCAGCTCGTTAGCTTGGTCTTGATACAACACGAAATCAGGAACAGGAACGAGGCTGTCGCTTGTCATCGTTGCATATAAAGGCTTGCAACAAGGAAAAAACTGCTCTAAATCTAGTGGGTCATCCCGCACATCAATAAACTTGTTACCTTGCTTGCTAAACCAATAAACCTTTGAGGTTTCTTTGTCCCACAATTCGCAAATCTTGGCCCTTGTGTATTCTTTTTGGTTGCTTGCATAGTTAGTCAATGGATCAGGGCCACTATCCAATGGGATATTTCGGGCGGCTTCCTCACCAAAACGCTCAACCAACGCATCTTTGGTCATGTAAACCCAACGCCAAACTTGGGTTACTTCTTCCCATGTACGGGCAACGCTATGACCAAAATCAGCCCAATGCACATAATCTGTCGGTGCGCACTCGTACTCAATCTGCTCCATTGGCTGAACTTCGCCAGCCGTGAAGTCTTGGCTTTCTGCTTCGTCTGCATCTTCGGTGACTTGCAAGCCATCATCATTCTCTGGTTTTTCGGGCATCCCAGGCACTTCAACAACGTGCGGCTCATAACGAACCCATGCAACGCCACGGCCTCCCAAGAACCGATCTTCTACCGCATGGCGCATTGTGCTTCTAAAGTCGGTGTAATGCTCAATCTCAAAATCCAATGCACGCTCAACCAATATTGACGCAACACGCCCAACTGGATCATTGTCCCCAAACCTACGGCTGACATCAGCCTTTGGCATCTTGCTATAAACAGCAGGGATTAGGGTCTGGACGTTCGACCAAAGGATGTTGAACTTGGCGGTATCGTTGCCGCTTGCGCTTCGTGTGTCATCTCTGTAGCGCCGAATGATTTTCTTTGTACGCGCTTCCCACTTCTTGAACTCGTTGTCATAAGTGGCAATCAGGGTGTTGTACTTGTCAACTTCAGTTGCGACTAGTTCAGCCATTTTTGTTTCTTTCAGAAATTGCTTTTGCCTTGGCTCGGGCATCTTCTTTAGACGATGCGCCCCACGCCTTCAAAGCAAGGGCTAACCGTGTGGGTTCGCCATTCTTTTCCATTGGGCCACTAGTTGCACCCATTCGCGCAAGAAAAGATGCACGCCTTGGGTTGTCCCCTGACTTGACGGGGGGCTTTAGCTTGCCGCCTGTTTCCGCTGCATAACTCGCCCGCCCTTTAGCGTTTAGACCGCCTTCAGGGTTTTTACCTTCTTTGCGAGTCCATGCGGCTGTCATTTGGGCTTTGCAGTTTTAGCGGCTTGTTTAAAATCTTTGTCGGTGGGGGCGTCTTTACTGCCCACCTTGTTCATCTTTTCGCCTGAACCCGCTTTGATTCGCTCTTGTTTAGCCAAAATGTTGGCATAAAGTCCGGCTTTAGACATGATTAAGCCGAAAAGATGCCAACAGCCAATACTTCAACGCCCGCGCCCGTGGTGATCTTCCATGCGCCATTTCTAGATATGGTGTTCAATTCAATATTGTATTGACCAATACCACCGCCAGGCGATGCAGGCAACAGCAAATGGGTAAAAGTTGTACCATCCAAAATGCTAACGCTACCAGTTGCCGCAGTTGAGACTGTGCAAGCTAAACGGTGAAGATAATCACCCGCTGCGCCTGTGCCGCCCAACACTTGAGCCGTTTGGCTTGCGGCAACGTGTTCATATTGGTAGCGGTAGGGGTCTGCTGTTCCACTCATATTCGATTACTCCTTGCGGTTTGTTTGTGGATTGCCCACATATCGTTCATTGTGACTTCGTTTTCAGGGCCAACAATCAACACTTTACTTGGATCTGGCGGTTTGTCTTTAGGTTCTTCCCGCCAACTAATAGCCAACATCCTCATCGCATCAGCGGGGTGACTTGTCCAATCATGCTTGGGCGTTTGCCTAAAAGCCTTCTTGTCTTCATCGTACTCACGCTGATATTGTCTCAACGCCTCAATGCCATCCGCGCACTTCTCTGCATCAAACCAACATCTAGGCAATGCTGTACGCACCGCCTGAATTCCCTCTTGGACACTTAGACTTGGCACAATCGCTAAATTGTTAATACCCAATCCGACTGCCATTTGCTCAATTACTGACTTGCCACCGCTTGCCAAAGTCCTTGCCCTTGCATCATGCGGTAAGTAGTGCTTTCCGTAATTGTATGGTTTTTCTTTGATTTTTGATACAAATTCCTCGATTGTTCCACCGGAAAGGGCAAAATAATCAACAATGTGTATCTCGCCCCTAATGACTTGATACCACCAAATTGCTGTGTCATCAGTATGTCCCAAGTCCCAGGCTGTATGTGTCTTAACCTCAATCTGGTTCTCAACCTTTGTAATACGCCCATCCTCACTGACCTTGCGCATCTCTGTACCCCAGATTGCGCCAATGATTGCGGCCTCAAAGCTGCATTCATACTCTTGCAAATACTGATCTTCCGCTAATTGCGCCTTTGCCGCGTTTAACTCAGATTCAGGCAACAGTTTAGACTTACTGGCAGGCAATGACAGGGAAAACCACTCATTAGGCAGCCTTTTGCTTGTCTCGTAGATGTTCCAAAATTGATTTTTGCCTTTGGGTGTACCGCCAAAGACGCACCAACCCTGTTTGTCAGACAGTGCGGGCCTGACCACATTACCCCATACGCTCGGTTTGAAGTCGCCATACTCATCAAGATAAAGCCCATCAAAGCCTAACCCGCGCATAGCATCGGCGTTGTCTGCTCCGAATAGCCTTATTTTTGCACCATTCAGCAACTCTATGATTAGGTCAGCTTCATTGCTTGACTTTGTGATGGGGCGAGAAAAGTGTTTAAGGTAATCCCATGCCACACACTTAGCCTGGCTCCTGTATGGGGCAACATACCCAAACAAGGGCATTGGGCTTTTACAAGTGATTGCCGCCCTGATGATGTCATTGATAGCCGCTACGGTCTTGCCTGCCCTGCGGTGAGCAACAAGACAAGCCCATCTCTCGGTTCTAGCATGAAACTCCCTGAACTGCTTTCTAGGGCTGTACGGGATTTCTATGATTCCGCTTGCCATTTGATAACCATTTCAGCCCCATCAGGGCCACTAAGCTCGACAGCTTGGGTTTCTTTCCATCTAGCCCTTGTTTTCAGCCAAAAGATAGCAGCAGCAGTATTGCCGTTCTTTGCCTGTTGAAACAGAGTCTGCCCAATGCTTGCGTTGGCATCGATCCGTCCATCATCCAGCTCTTTCTTGTAATACTTTACTAGCGTATCAGAGCTAATTTCTAGCTTGGTCGCTATATCCTCAAAAGTAATGCCAACCTCCGCCAGTGTCTTTACTAGCTTCTTATTTTCGTTAGTAGGAGTATATTTTTTGCCTTGTTGCATTTATATCTCCGAAAGTTCTTCTGTCAATGTGGAGCGTGAGGGTCGGTGACGCACCGCCGCTGTGTCGAGGGAATCGACCATCGCCTGCTTCTCACGCTTAGGATAAGGTTTTGCTAACTTTGCTACTTGATTTCTCATCTCATCATCAAGCGGCATTAGATATCTGTGCTTTCCAGGTGTCTTGACTATTTTACATTCACTCGGCTTAACTGTCTTGCGTTGTTCGCCTTGTTGTATGTTCCACCCTTTCTCGCTGACTTGACGAGAATGTAAGCGTTTACCCTTATGCCAGTATTCAACGCCTGGAACTGTATCTCCGCAGTAAATCCAGTTACCCGCTTGATACACCCCTCCATGATGTCCGTACTGTGGGTCTGCAAACGATACGACTAATCTTAAATTGGGACTGTTATTTTTTAGAAACATTAAAGCAAACTTAATTATTCTGCTTACTGTGCTTTTGTGGTTTGTTAGAGCGATACGAGTTAACTCGCACCCTTCGTCTTGCTTTAGCCCGTACGGAGTCATTAGATTAGATGATGCACCCCTACTAAAGATAACTACACCGATAAATTTTCCGTCTTCCCACGCGCCTATCTTGACTAGTGGCGGTACAGGGATTGATTTGCTGTAATGCCATGTCGTGCAAGCATATTTAGCAGCGTCATGACTAGCCCAATCAATTTTTAAACTAGGCTTGTCTTGCATCAAACTCTTTCCCACAATGAGGGCAAGCAATCCATTTAGGGTCTAGCTCATCCAGTTTGCCCTGTTCATCCTCTGTTGCAGGCTCAAACTCAGGCTCATTTAAAAGTTTTTGCAATTCCTCAGTGTCAAAACCAAGAACTTCTAACGCAAACCCATCTGCTAGCAAATCATTCAACTCAATGGTCAGCATCTCATTGTCCCACCCCGCATTAAGCGCAAGGCGGTTGTCGGCAATGATGTAAGCCTTGCGTTGGGTTTCGGTCAGGTCTGCCAGTTCAATCGTAGGCACTTCCGTGTATTTGAGCTTACGGGCTGCCATGAGCCGCCCATGCCCCGCAATGATGCCGTTTGACCCATCTACTAGGATTGGGTTAGTCCAGCCAAACTCTTTAATGCTTGCCGCTATTTGTGCCACTTGCTCATCGCTGTGGGTACGGCTGTTGTTCACATAGGGGATTAAATCTTCTATCTTGCGTTGTGTTATTTGCATTTAGTTCATTGCCTTTTTGGGTGAGGGCGTTGATTTGGTCTTAAATTACGTGTGCGAGAAAACAGGAAAATTACACACTCGACATCCTCAATTGCCTGTTTAACCGCCCTCGTCAATTTAAATACTTTAGTTTGTATAAGGTGGAGTCGATGTTTTGTTGGATGTTATCCACAAGCTGATTGAGTTCTGAGTCTTGGGGTAGTTCTTTGCGGATGTCCATTACAAACTTTGACAGGGTTTCAAAATATTTGATTGGGTCATTGTTTGGGGGGTGGTACTCATTAGGAAACTTTTTTAGTTGCCCGTATTTGCCCATGTAAGACTCTGCATAATCGTCTGTTTGCTCAACAATAGAATCATAAAATCTTGCCAGGGCTTTGTGTTTGCTGTAACTGCTGGTTGTCCAGTGCATCAAGTGCGCGTTTGTGCCGCAATGCAGTAGGGCAAGGACAAAGTTTGAAACATAACCAGAATATTTATCCATGCTTTTTCCTAAAAAAAGGTGGTGAAATTGCATTTTAGTGCATTTTCACCACAAAGCAACTGCACTTTTAGTATATTGGAATAGGGACTTTATCAGGCCATAACCCTAGATTTGTAAGTTTATCAACAGTTTTTATGTGGGCTATGTTCCACATTTCTTTCCGTTGTTCTTTGTTTCTGTGGTGGCCCATATCTAAAACCATATGACAATTAAAACAAAGGGATGCAATTAAATTATCGTCGGCCTTGACACCCCTGCCTTTGCCACCACCCCAATTTGTATGAGCCGCTACTACTGTACCGTCATCAGCGCCACAATGCTGACAAGGTATTTCCCGCGCGTTACGCAGCAACGTTGGGCTTCTAATGTAATTATGCTTCGGGTAATTCATTTAAGGCTTGCCATTCTTCGGGCGTAATCAACGGAATTGAAATTGGGGGGTTGTCTTCCAAAAACTTGCGCCACTTTATTTCTCGTTCAATGCGTTCGAATTCATCATCTTCATACGTTTTCATGATTTTTCCTTAATGTCGTAAAACCAATCATCCCCCGCTGACCATTTGCGTGTGCCGTCAACCGTATAGAAATCTTTTGCTGCTTGGAAATCAGGAAACTTTGTTTCGGCTGGTATCAGGCTTTGGTCGTACCACAGGCAGCGGTTGTTTGGCTGGCAAGCAAACTGCCCGTTATCCAACATAATCCAGTTGAAAGACTTGTGTTCCTCGGCCTGTTCGGTAAAGCCAGTGTCTAACGTCATCTCATCAGCGCAAAAATCCACAGTAAACAAATAACGCCCAAAATGCCAAAGTTTGTCTTTACCCAAAAATTTAACACCCAGGTTACGCAAGCCAATCTTTTCAATGATTGTGAAACGATAACCCATGCAATCCCAAAGCTGTAGCGTATCTACGGGTAAACAACTACTTTCAGTGATTTCGTTCTCTTTCCATACATAAGCATGAATTGGTAGCTTGTCATACAAAGCGCCGTAGTTTGGCAATAGTGATTCAATACGAAACACTTGACCTCGCAAAGCCTTGAGACTCACCCAAATAGCAGGCTCAAATTCTCCAAAACCTTTAGTGTGGTTGTATAAAAACTCACGTTTAACAAAACATTTCAAGGGCGGCAACGATGCCACGATGTAGCTCATGCTTGTCCCCTTGCTCGAATGGCTTTCAAAACCCGATCACTCAGTGCTTTATCTGCGCCAAGTAATGCAAGACCCGCCGTATTTGCACACGCCTCACGCTCCTCGGCAACAACCCTTTCAACAAGAGCCATCAGGTGCTGAGTACTGCAATGCCATGACTTGTACTCACGGTTTTGATCTATGGCCTCAGCCAACATGTAAGTAATCTGTTCTGCGTTGTATGTCATGTGTTTCCCCTTGCTGCTTTCTTTGTTTGGCCACGCCACGCATACACGATCATTGGAAACGGCACAAGAAACCCTTTTGAATCCCATTCCAAATCCCACAACCCACTTAGCCCACCCATGATTCGTACACGGCATTCGTACATTCCCTGCCGCACAGGGTGGATGTGTCTTGGATACCATTTTGTTTTTCCTTTAATCATGTGTTTCCCCTTGCTCGAATGGCGGCTCCGTATGCAGCAATTGCCATGTCGAAGGCATGTGCGCTTACCTGACAGTGCTCATGTGGGTTTGACAGCGTGTGGCGTAGTGCATGACAGCCCTCACGTTCCCCAAGAATCATGATGTGGGCACGCTCCATCCATTTGTCACGCTCATCAGCACGCACCAATTCGGCAAAGGCTTCGAGCTTTTCAAGGTTAATTGGCTCACCAGTTACAAAGTCATAAGGCATCTTGACATTACGCACCATTTCCATGATTGTTCGTTTACGCCAGCCACTCATAAAACCTCCATGCAATCATTGACGCAAACAAAGTGCAAAGCACCGCCACGGCAATCTCAAGTTTAGTTTGCTTGGTCATTTGTTACCCCACAGTGAGTTTGCGTAATCCATTAGC